GAGTGTGTGTGTGTGTGTAGAAGTGACGTTCTCACGATCGCGCGCGTTTGAAAACGAACAGGACGCCGGCGCGCGACGGCGCCCACACTGAGAGAGCGGGGTGCGTGATGGTTTCGGGGTTGGTGTTGGGTGCGAGTCCGCGGCGCACGCATCCGCTGTTGTAGTAGAACCAGCACTCGTCCTCGTAGGTCCAGGCGACGTAGTGTCCGGAGCTTCCGTCCGCGTGGCCGTTCCAGCACACCACGCCTTTCAGTTCATAGTCCACCATCTGTGCATCCGGCGCCGCCTGTTGCAGTGCAGTCTCCAGCGCCGCCGTTCCGCCCGTCACGTTCCAAATCGCCGGCACGTCGTGCGGCACTCGAACGCGCAGCACGCATCGCGTCATGCTGACGTAGTTTCCGTAGTGCAGCGGCGTCAGGGGCGCTGCGCGCGACAGGATCAGCAGTGCGGGTGCGCGTTCGGGGAAGCTGGCGCTCAGGTGCGACCGCGGCACTGGGGCGTCGATGTGCACGGAGCTTTTGAGCAGCGGGTACACGGATCCGAGCGCCCCGATGGAGGTGTCAATCACTTCGCACGCCTCGTTGTGCCGCTCCCTTTCAAAGTACGGCAGCTGTGGCAACTTGAGTCGCGCGTTGGCTGCGGCGACCGACTCCGACACGGAAATAGAGACGCCGAGCGAGCTCCAGCGGTCCGGAACGCTCATTTTGACGTGCACCGACTGTTGCGTCCCGCGCGCGCCCAGAATGTCGAGAAACGCGCGCATGGTTTCGTCCGCCGACTGTTGCCCCTGCAGCAGGTGCGAGAAGGTGTCGCGAAACAGCAGTGCGCGCCAGCTGGATGTCATGTGCACCATCTCGCCGGCGGGCGTGGCGTAATCCACGCGCGAGGCGTACAGTGCGGCGGCGATCTCGCGCAGCGCCGCGTTGGCGCTTTCGTTGGACCGTTTGCGCGTGGCGGTGAACTTGATCTCGTCCAGCGTGCGGATGCAGACGGCCGCGACGCGAAGTTCCGACAGGTCGCTGGTGGTGAAGCTTTCCGGAAGTCTCGGTTCGGTGGTGCCAATCAGGCTGTACACGTTGATGGATTCCAGCGCGCGTCCGTCGTACGCGACATCCGCGATGCGCCGCAAAACCCTCCAGACCCGGTCCACGTAGTCTTTCGCGGCGCTATCTGGCAGTTGTGTAGCTTTCAGGTCGCGCTGCAAAGCCTCCACCGTTGCGTTGTACGTTTGAAGCAGTCGAACCACCACGTCCAGCTGCGTGCGGTCCGTGAGCAGCGTCTCTTGCGCGCGAAGGTGTGCGTTGGCTGCGCGTTGCAGGTTGGGCAGCAGCGCGTCGAGGGGAGCCAGTGAAAAGTCGTGCAGCGCGTTGCACATGTGTTGAACGAGTTCGTCGGAGCAGATGGTGCCGAGGGCGGCGAGGGCGGCGAGGGCGGCGGCGACGCGCGTGTCGGGTTCGGGTTGATCGTCTTGAAGTGCGTCGTTCTGCAAAAGTTCCGACACGGTGACGGAGGTGAAGAGCGCCACAAGCAGCGCGTTGAAGAAGCAGGAGTCGGCGTCCGTTTGCGGCGGCGACCAGCGCGACCGGTCCGTGATCGGCAGCGACGTGCTGCCGCCAACCGAGATGGAGCGCGCCGCCACCACCGGCACCGTAAACTGCCGCTGCACGTCGATCACTTGTCCGGCGCCGTGCGTCTCCACCGGCACGGGGGCGGCGTCGTTGACCGTTTTGGTGGTGAGCGTGTGCATCGTCGCAGCCCGCTGCAGCGTCCCGGAAGCACCAAACGCGTCGCGCGCAACGTACTTGACGTTGGCGCCGCGCGCCGTCAGCATGCTTTGCGCCGTCGTCACGGGCTTGGGTGCGGACGAGATCGTCGCCGCTTTGCGCGACACGGTGGCGTCGTCGTGGTTCGGTTGGGCGCGCGAAGCAGCTTTGGCAGCCGGCACCTCCGCTCGCGACTTCTTGATCACGGTCGGGGCGCTCTGCATCGGCTGCGCCCTCCGCACGGCTTCGTTGCGCGCCTCCAGCTCCAGCAGCCGCTCCAACGCATCCTTCTGGCGGCGCGCCATGGCACTTGTGTTTTGATTACGCTTCCGCAGAACGTTCTTGGTTTACAATCGTACACTTGCTCGTTTCTCACACGCAAAACTTCGTACGACGCCGACGATTTGAGTCTTTCGTTTCGCGTCAAAGAGTCGCTTTGCGTGTGCGTGTGTGTGTATTTTTGTGTGTAAAATAAAAGCCGCGACTCTCGTGACTTTGGAAGCGACATGGCGCGGATGATGGGGGAGGATGAGCATTTGAGCGAAATCGAGCATCGCGTTACTGTGGAAGATCTCAGTACGTCGGGTCCCACTCGAGGTTTTCTTGGCGCTCCGCTTGATGGACCTCAAACCTCTCACGCGCATCGCGACCCGACGCGGCTGGCTATCAGAGACTTACCCCCCACACCTCGCGAGCACCGAGGGTTTCAACAACATTTACGTTTACAGGGCAATGCGGAGGAGCGCAAGCGTCGCGAAGATCGATTCACAGATCGTCAACGGGAAAGGCGCGCTCGTCTGCATTCGGCTCGTCGAAGATCCATTATAGACCTGTTGGAGTCGGAGCGAGATGAGCAGGCGGGTCGAAGTCTAGCTGAAATTGACGGCGGATGTCGTTACCGCCACTTGGGCGGCGGATGCCGTCGCATTTCTCTGTAGAAGTGAACGTTGGATATGATTGTGGTATTGCGTGACAACGATCGTTTGTATGCGTATGCGTTCTCACCGAAACAGTCTTGCGAGTATGCGCGGGAAGTCGTGCCCCAGATTGGTGGCTTCGTGCGCAAGGATGCGGGGGTCGACGTCGTCCTCGTCCTCGTCCTCGTCTTCTGTCAGATCGTTGGCTGCGACGGTTTCGGCTGCCGCCACGTTTCTTTTGGGTCGCGGCTGCCGTTCTGGGTACACGGGCACGAAGGTCATGTTGTCGCTGACGAAATACGCCATGCGTTGGAAGCGCGACACCACGTTGGCAATCTGGCATCGTGCGTAGCGCAGAACAGCGAGCAGCTCCTGCACCGTTTCTTCGTGTTGTTCCCGCGGCAGCGTATTGCCGCGCGCGCGCCGCAGCAAAGCATCCGTCATGGCTTCCGACACGAACGAGTAGATGTGCAATATTTCGGTCATGCGTTCTCGTTGCATTTCTCGTCGACTGAGCGCCGATTCAAACGCCTTTTCGGTGCAGGCGTTGGACAGGAAGTCGAGTCGCAGGTCTGCGTTGCGTTCGTGCGGTTCGAGGTGTGTGTCCAGGTGTGAAGCTTCGCGCACGGTGTGTCGCAGGTACAGGCAGATGCCGAACGCCTCTCGTCCCCGCGCGACAGCTTCGAGTGCGACGAGAAGTTCGATGGCGGCGGTGCGTGCGTTGACGAGCAGCGCATGTTTGTTGGCGATGGCGAGCGATTGCAGTCGCGCGGATCGGTCGGCGGCGGAGCAGGGCGTGACGGGTTCGTTCGTTCTCTGCATCACCATCGCGCCGGGGTTTTCGACGCCCTGTCTGCGCATGTGGTCCAGGAATTCAAAGTAGTGCGGGTTGTGTATGAATCCGGTGCGCAGGATGGCGAGCGTGCTCCACAGGAACGGCGTGTTGCAGGCGGTGCAGAACATTTGGTCGCAGCCCTCCACTTTGAAGATGGGGGCGGCGCAGTTGGGGCACGGTTTGCAGCTTTGTCGAAGCAGCGCGGCGCTGGCGACGGCGTCCTCGCTGCACGCGTGTTCGGCGTCGGTCTTGATGTCGAAGCAGTCCTTGCAGACCCGCACGTTGCAAAGCGCGCACCTCCACGCCGTCGTCAGCATGCCTCTGCACTCGGCGGCGGGGCACGGTCTGGTAAAGGATCTGCGCGCTGCAGCCTCTGACGCCGCCGCCGCCGCTGCGTCGTCGCCGCTGACGCGCCGGTATTCGATAAATTGTCGTCCGTTGCGCACAATGCGCGTTGCGCGCACGACGCCGATGCTTTGCAGTCCCGCCAGCGCATGTCGCATGCTTTCAAAGTGCCACGTCAGCAAATGTTCGTTGCGCAGCAGCCTTTGCGTGTCGCTGAGTACGGAGCGCGATTGTTCCAGAACGCCGAGCAGTTCGTTGTACTTGGCGTGCGCTCGTTTGAGTTCCGCCTGTTCCATGCTGAGCGGCATCCAGGCTCGTTCGCGTTCAAAGAGAATGCGTCCGCGCGCCTTTCGCAGCGGTCCGTTGACAAAGCTGACGGAGCACGCGCGCGTGACGAAGGACAGCGACCACTGTGTGCGGCAGTGCATGCAGCACGGCTCCTCGCGCAGCGTGAGCAGATACTTTTGCACGCACAATCGACACGCGACGTTGTTGCAGGACGCGCACGATACTCGAACGTGCGGCGATCGGCTGTGAAAGGTGTCGTCGTCCGCGGGCTTGGGTGCGAGCGTAAAGTCGCAGATCGGGCAGAGTTCCTTCGACATGGTGCGAAATGTGATTGTTCGACGACGATATATTTAATTGTTGGTTCAAAGCGTCGGCCCCCCTTTGCGCACTCTCACGCTCTCTACTTCGTCGCTTTGGAGCAGCTCGGAGCGTCGTGATTTCCACGACGTTTTATCGGACCTTTCGGTCCTCAAAACGTCCGCTCCAATACGACGTTTCTTCCGCGTCGTCTGCGGACGCACGTATTATGTCTAAGTTGGTAGTTCTGCGGGCATTTGCACTGCAAAATGGATGTCGATCCGGGAAGCGACGTGGACAGAAGCGGGCAATTCTTGCACTTATTTCCTCTGGAGTACTCATTCGCGCCGCAAGAGGGTCGCGTGGTCGGTCGCGGCGCGCTTCTCAATTTGTCTACCATCGACTTCTTGGGCAGGATGATGAAATCGATCGCTTCTGTCCGCATCCGTTGGCCAGCGGCAATCAATTTGGGGTAAGGGTTGTTCTTGATGGTGAACGTTTGTCCTTTCACTTTGTCGACAGGTCGAGCCCCTTCTCCTTTCGTGTCTTGTGAAAAAGTAATGAGGTCATTTTTCTTCGGTTTGTCGCCCGACACATAAGTGAATGTTCTGCCGTCGGCGGAGATGGTGGCGCTGAAGGTTTTCAGCGGATTATTATTAGGCAGAATGATTATATCGATAGGTTCTGTCTGCATAATTTGCCCATCGGCAACCAAATCTGGGAGATAATTGTTCTTGATGGTGAATGTGGTTGCAGACGATGTTTCTCTTACTTCGTCGACAGTGAAAGGATCTTCACTACTATTGTATGGTTGCACGACGATAATGTCATTCTTTTTCGGTTTGTCGCCCGACACCCAAGTGAATGTGCTTCCGTCGACCGAGATGGTGGCGCTGAAGTTGTTCTGTATTATACCAGCGCGCATCGCGTCCGTGTCCGGCTCCGGCATGGATGAATGTTTGTAGGAGGCTACGAGCGCCGCCGTCACCAGCAAAAGTACGACAAAGACAATGATCGCGATCGCCCACCAAGGTAATGCAGGTTTTACCATGTCTTTCCTTTTCGTTTTAATTATACAGTGCGTCGTATTGGAGCAGACGTTTTGAGGACCGAAAGGTCCGATAAAACGTCGTGGAAATCACGACGCTCCGAGCTACTCCAACGCGACGTGTAAATCGACTCATTTCTCCGTGGATTGGAGTGCGTCAGGTTGCGCTGCGCGTGAGAGGTTTGAGGTCCATTTGGACCGAGAAAATCTTGAGTAAAACCCGCCGTACTGAGCTCGCGCAGCGCCACAGTGACGTTGGAGCGGACGTATTGATGACCGACACGCGTAGCTGAGATGAAACGACCGAGCTACTCCAAAGCGACGGGATGGGAGCGAGCCTTTCTGGCACCGACGCGCGAAAGGGTGCGGAAATAACGACGCAAGGCGACGTGACGTGCTCATCTTTCAGAATAAAAGGAGCGATTATGGCGCGTCGTTATGGTTTTGGCGAGATTGCGGACGACCTGGACGAGGCTCCGGTGTATATGCAAGATCCTCGCACGGGCGACATTCGCATAGAGCCGGCTTCCGACTACGTGGGTGATTCCTTGTTTACGGATACGCAAGGGGCTGTGATTCGCGGCTTGCAGTTTGGTGCGGATCGCAAGGTGAGTGCGGGCGTGCGCGACGACGTGAATCGCGACCGTCGATCGAGCGCCATGTCGCAGCAGGCTCAGCAGGTGCAGGGTTTGGATCAGTTTGTGCAGAAGTTTAACCGTGCGCATCCGAAGGGTTGGATTGACCAGACGCGCGGCGACCCTCGTTTTGCGCCGTACAACATTGATGCGGAAAAGGCTGCGCATCCGTTGGCGGGGTTGCCGGAGATTACGTACATGGATTCCTCGGACGACGTGTTTGAGGCGGGTCCGAGCGTGACGCGCGGCTTGTACGACGCCATGATGCGCGGTCCGCAAAAGCAGCGCGATTACGCTGCATCTTCGCAGCCGGCTTCGAGTCGCCCGTCGGAGGGCTTTGCGCGTGCGAAGCCTCCGAGTCGCGAGTCTTCGTTTCGAACGCCACCGGGCGCTCGCGCGTATGATATACAGGATGTGGAGGAGCGCAAGACGGTGCAGGAGTTTATGCAGGCGGGTTCGGCGGTGGGGGGCGAAGCGCAGGAGGTGGACAACGGTCCGGGTGGATTGGGGTACGTGCCCGACGCCTTTCGCGCCGCGCCGCCGAGTTCTGCGTGGCGCGGGATCCCGTCGATCGACGCGTCGCTGCTTCCGAAGGTGGCGCCCCTGAATTATTTCAGTTCGAGCGCGGCGGAGCAGGTGTTGGATGCGTCGCGCGTGGGTTACAACGATCACTACAATCCGGGATACGGAAGCAGCGGCCCGCGCCAGCAGCTGGACACGTTGCGCGTGCACGGTCGCGGTCGTCCGGTGCACGTGGACGAGGCGGCGGTGGCGGCCTCCGTGCCCCCGAACGCGGGCTTGGGCGGTCCGTTTGACGATCTCAAGACGTACGACGACGAGTACGACGAGTTTTACAGTCCGGCTCCGAACGGCGGCGTCACGTCGAACCGCTTCGAAGGGCACGCGCTGCGATCGGTGCAGGAGGAGAGTCGCGACGCGGCGGCGGCGTCGCCCGCGACGGCGGGCGTGGCGCAGGCGATGAACGTGAACGGCATGATCCCGTTGGCGGTGGTGGACGACGCGCAGACGGGGCAGAGCGTGCAGTTGTTCATGAACGCGCCCGCGCCCCCGGACGCCAACTACGCAGAGTCGTACAGCAACGGGTCGGGTCTGGAAACCATGTACCTTCGCAAGTTGGGGTTGAAGTGGCAGCCGGAGGATGCGCCGGAGCCGACCAACGTGGTGAACCGCGTGCCGAACGGCCCCGACGAGGACCCGTCCGTGGCGCGCGTGCGCAGCTCGCAAGTCATGCGCGCTCGACTGCAGCGCGAGCTGGCGCAGAAGCACGCCACCAGCTTCAACAACGAGGGTCCGATTCACCCCGTCTCGAAAATGTACCAGTACATGGAGGACCGCCTGCCGCAGAACAAGATTGGTCCGTACGGTCCCGCGATCGTGCGCAACACGCCGTACGCGGCGCCGACGCGCAGCGGTCAGGATGCGCGCATTCCGGGTATGAAGATCCAGTTGGATTCGGTGACGCCGCAGGATGCGTACGATGCAAACGGTCGCGCCGTGCGTGCCAGTTTGACGTTGGCGGACGGAAGCGACTGGACGTCGCACGTGAACGTGGATGCGCGCACGGTGGCGCCGGGTTTGCAGCGCACGGACCAGAAGCAGGTGTACGAGCGCGAGTCGCGCGCGGATCGGTCGGGCGTGGCGACCAACCACACGAGTGCGGCGTCGGCGTCGACGATGCCGGCGGCGGCGGAGTCGGCGTCGCGCCGTGCTCGCAACGACGGGCGCGGCGCTCGCAACGCGCAGGGCAGCGTCGGCAGCGCGCACGTGTCGCAGGTTTCGCCGGACGTGGTGATTGTGTCGACGGCGCCGCGCATGCGCAACGACGGTCGCGGCACGCGCCTTGCAAGCGGCGTGGTGGAGAGCAAGCGCGTCAGTGCGGCGTCTCCGTCCTCGATGCCGGGTCCGGGTCGTCGCGAGATGATCAGTGACGGTTTCGACCAGGATCACGCGACGCGCATGGAGCGCACGAGTGCCCCTGACTTTCAGGTGGGTGGCGGATCTTCGCGTCGCATGTTGGCGGCGCCGCAGGGTCAGCGTCCGGACCACGCCACGCAGAACGTTCGATTCGCGATGGCGAACGGCTCGACGTACCTGCATCAGGGCAACGCGCAGAATGTGATTGCGAGCGACGCCGTGAAGCGCGACCACGCGGTGCCTTCGCTGCGGTCGGCGGGCGTGAGCGACGGCACCATGTACCAGAGCAGCGTGGGCAACTCCATGACCAGCACGGTGGCGCGCGCGGACCATGCGGTGGCTTCGATGCGGTCGGCGGGCGTGAGCGACGGCACCATGCACCAGAGCAGCGTCGGCAACACGATGACGGGCAACGTCGCGCGCCAGGACCACGCGGTGGCGACGATGCGGTCGGCGGGCGTAAGCGACGGCACCATGTATCAGGGAACGGTGCGCAACACGATGACGGGCAACGGCGCGCGCCCGGACCACGCCGTCGCGTCGCAGCGCGTGAGCGCCGCCGACAACACGCTGTACGCGCACGGCGGTCACGTCACGATCGCGGGCGGTGAGGATTCGACGCGCCGCGACCACGCCGTTGCAACTTCGCGATTGGCGCAGGCTTCGAGCGAGTCCGCCATGCCGCACGGCGGGCGCGGCAGCATGTCGATGGCGGATCGCGACGGCGCTTCGCGCGCGACGCTGCAGAGTCGACGCGTCAACACTGCTGACGTGGAAGTGACGGGTCGACGACATCAGCAGATGGAGGCGGGAGCGCGCTCCGTGAAACCGGATGTGGTGCTGGAAACGGCCGCCGGGCACGGCATGCTGATGAACGGCGACGTGCAGGACGCGCGCGCCACGACCGCCGCCGTGCACGCGCAGAGCATGGCGGACATCAAGGTGTCGAACGCGTCGCTGTTGCTGGGCGGCGGCGAGGCGGCGCGCCAGATGTCGTTTGCGGACCCCGCGAACCCGCAGATGGCGGGCAAAGGGGCCGACGACCCGCGCACCGACCGCCGCCTGGGCTTTGTGATCCAAAAGGAGCCGGTGCGCGCGCACGAAAGCCTGCGCGCCGCCAACACGCAACTGGACAGCCCCATCACCGCCGACGCCGTGCGCATGCCCGAAGCCTCCATTCAGTGGGTCACGGATGCCGCCACGGGCGAAAAGAAAACGTACTTTGTCAGACCGTGGGACCTGTGGCGCAACAATCGCGTGCAGCGCGACCAGAAGGGCGACTATTACATTGCGCAAAAGGCGCAGGGCGTCACCTACGCCGACGCCGACCTGAGCGACGCGCAAAGCGTCATGTCGGCGATCAGCGCCGTCTCCAACATTCAATCGTAACGTGCGACGTGAGAGTGTGTGTAGCGTCGATGAAAACAACGTCTAAAAGGATAAAGGTAAATGATGATTGCGCACCGACCGTTGGAGGCTGCGACGCGGTGCGTCGGCATTGCGGCGCGCGTGCTGGAGAAGCCGGCGAACACGTTGGCGGTGGACGTGACGTCGTTGGTGCGCGACGCGAGTGTGGATGCGGTGTGGGTTGGGTTCACGGTGCGTTCAGTGACGGCGCTTCCGCGCATGTTGCGCGCGACGTTTTACGCGGGCGCTCAGTGCGTGATTTCGCTGCCGGTGTCGCACTTTGACTACGATGCGGGTCTTTGCACGTACACGATCCCGATGAGCGTGGCGCGTATGTTTGGTCGTCAGTGCGACTTTGTGTTGGACGGCGTGCCGTTGTGCGCGGTGCGGGGCGACGTGTGCACGTTGGTTTTGACGTTTGCGGAGGAGGTGACGTCGGAGTTTGGTGCGAAGGTGCATCCTTTGCTGGAGTTTTACGGCGACGCGACGTTGCAGTTGCTGTCGCAGGGGCAGGATGCGGGCGACGAGGCTTGGTCGTACGAGACGCTGTTGTCGCGCACGTCGGCTGCGGATGCGGAACCGTTTGTGGTGACGGCGATCCTGTTCACGGCGTCGAGCGACGCGACGGGCGAGCTGACGTTGCTGCACGCCGGCCATCGCGTGGTGTGGACGGAGGACGTGGCGTTGTTCAAGTTGCGCGACATCGAAGGCACCAATCTGGCGTACTATTATGTGCGATACAATGAGTCGTCGGCGTTTGACAGCACAAAGTACATTGTGGCGGCGTCGGAGGAGGAGGTGCAGGTGCAGCTGAAAAACTCGTCGTACATTTTCGTGTCGCATGCTTTGATTGTCGAAACGGAACCGCCGGAGAGGGCGGCGGCGGAGCGTTTGATTCGCACGACGCTGAAGCAGAACGAGGACGACGAAGAGGAAGACGACGACGACGACGACGACGACGACGACGACGACGACGACGATGACGACGACGAGGATGACGACGACGAGGATGACGACGACGAGGATGACGACGACGAGGATGACGACGACGAGGATGACGACGA